TGTTCAAATAATGCTAGTCCTTTCTCTGTAAGTATATGATTGTACATCTTCTTAAAGACTGTAGGTGGTAGAGTAACTATATCTGCACCCACTTCAAATGCCTCAGACACACTGTGTACATCTCTAATAGATGCTGCTAGTATCTCAGTTCCTGTGACCATTTGTGCTGTGAAGATGTCACTAATTTCTTTTATTAAACCTATACCATCAAATGAATTGTCATCTACTCTACCTACGAATGGTGAGATGTATGTTGCTCCTGATTTTGCTGCTAAGATTGCCTGTGCTGCTGAGAATATAAGAGTTACATTGACTCTGATACCTGACTGAGTTAGGATCTTACATGCTTTTAATCCTGCAGGTGTACAAGGAACTTTAATTGTAGTTGCATCACCATACTTTTCTTTAAGTCTTTGACCTTCGGATACAAATATTCCTACATCGTCAGTCACAATTTCCATACTTAAATCTTCTACACCCATACTAATCAAGTTACCGTAGACTGTCTCTACATCTTCACCATTTTTTAGTATAAGAGTTGGGTTTGTTGTCACCCCATCTATAAGACCTGTTTCCAGACCTTGCATAATTTCATCTGCACTAGCAGTATCAAGAAAAATCTTCATCGAAATAATCTTTGCGGTAGTATCTACCTAATATGTTACTATTATAATAGGCAGGGGTATCATCTGTCAACTTTTCTGTCAGGACATTATGAAGGAACAGTTGCCTAGTCTCCTCAAAATTTGTTTTTCCTACTGATGTGTGAAGAGATAAGATCTCTCGTTTAAAAATATCCTTACCAAATTTTTTTATATCTTCTTTTAATTCTGGACAAGACCCATAATACTTCTTCCAATCGGATTCTGAGGTAACTCTTCTCTTACCACCCTTGGGTTTTCTTTTCTGTACGAAGTATTTTCTACCGATGTATTGTTTACCTGTTTGTATATTAGTAATCCTGTAGACGAAACCGAACTTACCGTCAATATCGTCAGAAGTGAAAGCTGTGCCTTGATATAGCCAGGGATTTTCATAATCTAATGTCATGCTCCTATTTAGGATGCTACACCATCTGCTCCTGCCCTTACTGCCATTAGTTTTTTCATAAGAATTTGTTTCTTAATCATATTCTGTTGCTTCTTTTTACCTTCTATCTGTTTCTCCTGTCCCTTAGTCATTGGTTTACCACCACCTGCTGCAGGTTTAGGATCCATTTGCTCACTTCTTACAATCTTTTCATCCTTCTCATTACTTGATAAATTTTTCTTGAGTTGTTTCTTCGAGATCTTAGGTCCTCCTATTGGATCACCATACTCATCTCTCTTGACCTCTTCTTTGTATGGTTGCACTCTAGTCTTACCAAGAATATATTTTGGATCATTCTTCATTGCTTTTTGTGCATCTGCCTCATCATTTTTATTGACCTTATAGATTGTCTTACCACCTTTTTTAGTTTTACTATGTGCTATATGTCCCATCTCTTCTTTCTTCATCTTAGATTGAACTTTCAATGCTTGCAATCTATCAAGTGCTGCTGATAACTTTGCTTTCTTTATAAGGTTAGATGGTTTTGATGAATATGATTCAGTAGTTATTGGTTTCATGTTAGGTGCACCACCTGCTTCACCATCTCTTAGAGACTGACCAGTATCACTTTGCTTTACTTTTTTCTTTGCTGCTTTCTCAGCAGTCATTATGTTCTTTGCTCTGTCTCTTCTGTCCTCTTTCTGTTTCTTTAGAGCTGCTTGTCTCTTAGCATCCTGCTGACTCTTTACAGCACTTGCACCACCAGTTTGTTTTTTCTCAGCTGCCTGAGTCTTTAACTTTTTTACGGTGTCTTTCCCAGGTTTTATGTCAGGATTGTCTAGACCTCGTACACCATCACGAACCATACCACCTGCTATTTGTGCTGCATAACCTAGAACTTCATCTAGATGATCTGAGTTCCATCTAGTATCCCTTACTGTACCAACAAAGTAATCCTCTGCCTTTACTAATTTCTTTTTCTTTTCCTTCTCTTTCTTTGCCTTTGCTTTCATTCTCTCTGGGAAACTCATACCATCTCCTTTAAAGATACCATAAGATGTTCCTTCACCCATCGTATCCTTTCTGACATACTCTTTTCCACCAGGTCCTATGTCAGTTACTTTAACTCCAATTTTTTTCTTAGGGTTAAGTTTAACTTTGACCATTTTCTTTTCACCTATCATTTCTTTAGATAGTTTAGCAAGACTCTTTAATCTTTTTTTATCTGGTAATTTGTTTGCTGCTTTGACCTTAGATGCTACAGGTGATTCTCCTGTCTTAGGATCTATGTCATACATACCTTCATTCTTTGTCTTTTTCTTGACAGTATCTTTATAGTATTTTGTTTTCTTTGGATCAGGACCTAAGAAATAATCCATAGAAGAACCAGACTTATCATACTTAATTTTTTCACTAAGTTCATTTCTCCAGTCTGAGTGCTGTTCTCTCATACCTTTTTTAATACCCTTCTTAGCACCATCATATGCACCCTTGAGAGCACCACCAACTGCACCTGCAGTTCCTCTAAGAGCTGCCATGCCAACTTTCTTAGCACCTTTCTTTATGTTCTTTCCTGCTTTTGCTGCTACCTTCGATACTTTTTTCTTTGCTGCTTTAGTTACTTTGTCATCAAACTTATTAAATTTTTTGACACCAGACTCTACACCCTTAGCAACATTGACTAACATTCCCTCATCTACAAACTTAACTGGCATTGAAACAGTTCCTTTACCTGGCACATACTTTGTAGTTCTAGGTTTCTTAGGATCATCACTCTTAAAGTCTTTATGAATTTTATTATATGCTTTACGAGTCATCTCAACTTCTTCTTTAGTAATTTTATCAGTTGCCCTGTCTATACCTTTCATTCTCTTCCTTGATTTTTCCATTTTACGAGGAGCATCCATTCCATAAGCAAGAGCACCACGATGATAAATGTCTTTTGATGCTTTCTTTACATAACTACCCATAGTTTTCTTGCTCAACTCATCAAGGTTCTCAATCTCTTCTTTCATACCCTTAGTTTTTACACCACGCTTTGCTGCATGATCTGCTCTTCTATCTCTTTGGATACCACCACCTAGTGCTAGAGATCCATGAGGATTACCATAACGCTCAAGTCTTTTACCTGATCTCTTATGATCTGGAACCATTTTATCTACCTTTGCTTCTTTATATAAGTCTGCCATCTCCTCTTCTGGTCTTGGTGCTTCCTCTAGTTTATCCCAAGGTTGCTTAGGGTTAATGATCTCCATGTCAGGAGTATCTTCATGTTCTATAACATTACCATCCTCATCCTTTTGATGATGCTCATTCATTTTCTTTCTCCTATCCATCTCTTTACTAATTCTTTTTAACATGAATTTATTAGCAGGAGAAGATTGATCCATGCCACTAAACTTCTTATGTGCTGCAGCAAGTTTATCATCAGATTGCTTACCCATCTTTGCATCTTCTAGTAGATCTAGTTCCCACTCGTAAGAACAGTTCCATGCTCTAAGAGACTTAGATAGTCTATCTTCACCTGTATTGTTAGATGGTTTCTGTCTCTTTCTCATACCTTTCATCCTTGCACAGAATGATGCTCTTCTTTTATTACCTTTCTTTTTACTAGGTGCTTTTAAATCAGAACCAGGATTTGCTCTCTCATATGATTTTCTCCCTTTCTCATTTAAACCACCTTCTTTATTCTGTCCTTCCTTTCTTGTCCATGCCTCACCCTCTGATACTAACTCACCATTACTCTTGACCTTAGTTCCTTCTGGTATTGGTTTGCACTTCTGATCATCGTTGCAGAAATATTCTCCCTTCCCACAAGTCTCTTCTACATTTAATGTTTTAGGATAGTTCTTATCACCAGGTTTTCTCTTGGGTTTACCTGCCTTGCGTCTTGCATGCATGTTGTCCCAGAGTCCTTTCTTTTCTTCTAGAGTTGATGTAAGTGTATCAAACTTCATAACATCGGCAATATCTACTATATTATTTAGATAAAAAACATCTGATTAATTCTATAATTAGCACCTACAAATGAGTTGTAGTCCATAAATGCAGTGTGTTGTACATTCTGATGATATAAAATCATACGATTGTACTTCATTTTAACATACCCTAGGTACTTATCATCCTTAAAAAATGATGTACCACCTGAGCAATTCTCTGGAGTGTTTAAAAATATACCACTTGCTAAGTTTGTGGTTGATGGACAGTCAGTATGTGGTGGTAGATATTCATTACCATCACTCTGCATTACATTGACCATAAAACTGGCCTGACTCATGATAGATGTAATATAATCATCAGACAAACAGTTAGGAAAGTAAGTTTGTATGTAATGTCTGTATGTTTCTACAACAGGTTGCATATTATATGATACATTTATTGCTGCTGCAGGATATCCACCCCTGTTAGTATGGGTTGTAGCAGGTATATCATCTATAAGTTTACGAATTAGATCTGGATTTTTATAAAAATTATCTACTACCAGTACACCTATGTCATCAAATAATTCTGTTTGTATTTTATGATCGTCACTTACCTTAAAAACAATACTCTCATTGATTATGTCTATCATTCCACTCCTTAAATGTTGTTTGATGTCCTGTCTCTTGACTAGGAGGTTCCTTTATCCCCTTCATCTTCTTGTAGTCGTTGTGCATCGCTCCCAGTAACCATGCTTGTGCTAATTGATGAGGACCCTCTGTCAACAACTGGATTTGAAATTTCGATAGACCAGCCTTCATCTCCAAATACTCCTTTCTCCACGATAATCGGTTCTCTTCTGTCATTTTCTTCCCATTGTTCTACTAATTTTTTTGCTTGACGGTCAACATCACGCATTGTATTATCTATCTTAACATTGATCCACATCTTTTTCAAGTATGCAATCAATCCTTTCAGCAAGAAAGAGATGGGAAACTTTTGTTTGTCTGCCCATCTCTCTGCTTTTGCATACCAAGGATCTGTACCCTTGCCAAATTGTTTGTTAAAGTTTAAACCCACTGAAAGAATTCTTTTTCATATCTTGTTTGATACCACCGACAATATATGACTCTACTTCAGTCTCTTGTGGTGCTACCTGTAGACCTTTGGAACTAATCCAATGAGTAGTCCAAGGTAATGGGTTTGCTCTCATAGCAATATCATACTGTGGTTTTAATCCAATTGCTTTCATTCTCTTGTTAGCAATCCATTCAACATACTGTGATAGTAACTTTTCATTTAGTCCTATCATACTACCATCTCTGAATAGATACTCTGCCCATCTCTTTTCCTCATCTACACACTTAGCAAATGCACTATACAACCACTCCTCTTCTTCCTTTATGATTTCCTGCATCACAGGATCATCACCTTTCTTCCACTTGTCTAGTATTGTTTGAGTTACAACTAGGTGTTGGTTCTCATCTCTAGCAATAAGAGATACAATCTTTGCACTACCTTCCATCATCTTGAGTTCACCAAAGGCAAAACTACAAGCAAATGAAACATAAAATCTAATACCTTCTAGGATATTAACATTAGCAACAGCACGATAGAGTTTTCTCTTTACCTCTTTTATTTCGGCCTGATGTTGTGGTGTATCTTTCCAACCCTCTTTCCACCAGTTACCATTACCCCATTCCTGTGCAGAATTTAAGAAGTCATCGTATGCAGCAGTAACACTAGCAGCTCTTTCTAAGATATTCTCATCATCAATGATGGTATCAAACACATCTGATGGATCTGGATATATGTTCTTAATGATGTATGTGTAAGAACGACTATGAATCATCTCCATAGTTTGCCAAATGTTCATAGCACCTTCTAGTTCTGGTATAGAACAGTAGGGTGCAAGTGCTATACCAGGTGCTCTTCCCTGTACACTATCAAGCATGATCTGATACTTTAAGTTAGAAGTATAGATGTGTTTTTGCTCTGGTCTTAGTGTCTCATAGTCAGCACGATCTTTCTGTAGGGACACCTCTTCTGGTCGCCAGAAGTATCCTAACATTTGTTGTGTTAATTTTTCAAAAACAGGGTATCTGTACTCATCATATCTTTGTATTCCTAGTGGTGCTCCGAAGAACATTGGTTGTTTCTTGGCATCGACTGGATCTCTATTAAAGACAGTCATTCCCTCTACTTTAGATTGCACAGGCATCGCATTCATTTGCTGTTGATAGGTTGTCTAGTAAGTTGTCTAAGTTACATTCTTGTGGTTTATCTTCTTCTACTTCTATTTCGTCAGTTTTGTTATCATATGTGTTCTGATAATAAGATGTCTTCCACCCATACTTAAATGTACTTAAGAAGTCTTGTGCCATTACTGTCACAGGTACTTCATTGTCAGGGTAGTTCTCTGGATTGTAACTCCAGTTGCCACTTATTGCTTGATCAAAGAACTTTTGCATAACAGAGACAACTTTGATGTAACCATCATTGCCCTTCATTTCCCATAACAAAGTATAATATGATCTCAAAGATGTAAAAGATGGAACAATCTGCTTAAGAGGTCCTTTTTTGGACTTCTTAATGGACAAGTATCCTCTAGGTGGTTCGATTCCATTGGTTGCATTAGACACAATGGAACTGCTCTCCGATGGCATTTGTGCGGACAAAGTTGAGTTCCTGAGTCCATGCTCTTTGATTGATACTCTAAGAGTTTCCCAATCATATTTTAATCTGTTCTTTACAATTTCATCTACATCCTTCTTATATGTATCAATTGGAAGTATTCCATCAGAGTATGTTGTTTTATCAAAATATCCACACTTTCCTTGCTCTTTTGCAAGTTCATTTGATGCCTTAAGTAAATAGTATTGAAACGCTTCTGTAAGGTCATGAACGAACTCCCATGCCTTTGGATTATCATAAGATACCTTATGCTTGGCAAGGTAATGTGCCAACCCGATGTAACCAATACCAAGTGATCTACGATTTCTGGTTCCAATCTCTGCTGCCTTGACAGGATACCCTTGGAAATCAATCAGAGCATCTAATCCACGAACAGCAAGATCACATAACTCTTCAAGTTGATCAAGATTTCTTAAAGTTCCTACATTGATAGCAGATAATATACACAAAGCAATCTCACCATTAGGATCATCTATGTGTTGTAGTGGTGTAGTAGGTAGTGTAATCTCCTGACAGAGGTTACTCATCTCTACTTTATCCTTAAATGAACTATGACTATTAACATGGTCAATGTTCATGATATAAATTCTACCTGTCTCTGCTCTCTCCTTCAGTAAGTCTAAGATTAATTCTTGAGCGTTGACTGTGGTTCTGGGGATTGATTGATCCAGTTCGTAACTGCAATATAACTCATCAAACCTATCGGTCCCAAAATTCTCATACAAATCAGGAACATCATGAGGGGAAAAAAGCGTGACTTCTTTATTTTCGATAAACCTTTCATAAAATAATTTAGATATTTGTATAGAGTAATCTAATTTTCTTACTCTGTTGTCCTCTGTCCCTTTGTTATTTTTGAGAACAATGATGTCACGGATTTCTTTGTGCCAGATAGGAAAGTGGACTGTTGCTGAGCCACCTCTGATGCCATTTTGAGTACAGCATCTGACAGTTGCCTCGAATTTTTTAAGGAAGGGGACAACACCTGTATGTTGAACTTCTCCACCCCTGATCTTACTGTTGATCCCACGGATTCGCCCTGCGTTAATACCGATACCAGCCCTTTGTGCGACATATTTGCCAATAGCCATATCAGAGCTAAAGATACTATCGAGGGTGTCATCAATATCAACCAGAACACAAGATGCAAATTGACGAATGGGTGTTCTGACACCGCCCATGACTGGTGTTGGGATGTTGATTCTGTGTCTGGAGATGGCATCGTAGTAGCGTTTGACATAATCGAGTCTTGTTTCTTTAGGATATTCAGAGAACATCGTAGCAGCAATCATGATGTACATGAACTGTGGAGTCTCATAGAGTTCTCCTGTGCTACGGTCTTGTACGAGATATTTATCGGTGACCTGACGAAGACCTGCATAAGTAAACAGGTAATCTCTATCATGATCTACATAACTATCTAATTCATCTATCTCATCGTCTGTATACTTGCTAGTAAAGTGACTATCGTATACACCTTCCTTAATACATTTGGTTATGTGATCCCCTAGAGAGGGTGACTCATGCAACCTACCCCACAATCTCTTCCTGACACCAAATAGAAGCAGTCTAGCAGCAACAAACTGGTAGTTAGGAGCATCTAATTCTATTAAATCACTAGCACTCTTGATAAGAATCTCCTGTATTTCTCCTGTGGTGATTCCATCATAAAACTGTACACCTGAGTTTATCTCAACTTGACTTGCTGATACACCTGCAAGATCTTTACATGCCTCATCAACCATCTTATGCATCTTATTAAGATCAAGTGACTCTACACTTCCTGATCTCTTACGAACATTAGTCCCGTTGCTCATTTGTCCTCTTCTTTGTATAAATTGAAATTAAATGCCAATGATATTCTTGGTTTATCTGAATGGTTTCTAGTAACAGAATGTTCTAGTGCACCTGGAAATATAAAAAACATGCCCTCCTCTGGTTCAAATGGAACTGTTGCAAGATGATACTTGTTGTGGTGAGGATGTAGTAGTAGTTTTCCTGATCCCTCTGGTACAGACACATAGAATACTGCTGATATCTCTACTGGGTAATGATTATGTATAGTGGTACTCATATTCTTTTCGTGAATATGTGACCACATGCTATCCAATACCAGTTGGAATCCTGTAGCAGCATGAAATGCTTTTGCCATTTCAATCACTATGTCATCTACCATCTTACAGTCTGGAGCTTCTGTGTCCTCGTAGTGAGTGCTCCATTCATCGTTGTCTAATCTTTTATCTTTCTTGGTTAAGATAAGATCAGCAAGCATTGCAAGACCATCAGAGGTGATGCTAGTTTGTCCTTTACACACATCTATCTTAGAGATGGTGTGGATTTCTAAACTCTTTTCCATTCAGTAAATTTAACTTTCGCTTGTAGTTTAGAATATGTGTTTAATTCTACCACTTTTTTCACATCATGTCCACCTAACACCATATCATTTATATCCTTTTCAACAATATTAGATGGCCATATGACTACTTTATCTCCTCGGTCAATGGTGGATTCGATTCGTTTACAAATCTCACGATTGCGTGGCTCGTTATCATAAACCCAAGTAGGATTGCTAACACCCCACTTGTGAACATCACCGTCTGCACCACATAGTGCGATTGCGTTGTCAAGGAAGGTCGAGTCAAACGGTCCTTCGGTAATATAGACTGGCAAATTGTCTTGAATGTCATCAAGTCCATATATTTTAGGTGCTTCATCATCTAACATGATAGTGATATATTTAACAGAGTTTGAACTTAGAGATCGGCCTTGAAAACCAACCACTTCCTTCTGATAATACAAAGGTATTACTATCCTTGGTTCTTCTATAACTTTAGATGAAAATGTGGGTTTATAATTGTTCACAAAGGCACAAAACTTGTCAGCAAAATAAAACTTAGAAGGATCTATTCCACGATCTTCTAAGTATGTTCGGCCTGACACCACATCAGAACAAGATGGTAGGTCAATCTTTGCTTTAAATTTAGGTTTATCGTATTCTATCTTCGGTTCTTCTGCAGGAAAATTCTTTCCTGTAAATCCTTCCTTAAACTTCTCCATAGTATATTTGCTATGAAGAGTGCCATCAATCTTCTTAAGAAAATTATTAAATGACAAAGAAGCACCACAGTTATGGCACTTATAATTTGTATTAGTCTTTACTTGGTAGAAATATCCTCTTGCTTTATTCTTATGCTTCTGCGAATCACCACACAGAGGGCATCTAAAATTAAATAAATTTGGTTTTACTCTCTTAAACTTGTCTAATCTTGAGGAAACTAAATTAATATACTTGGAATCAATTAGATCCATTCACGAATGTTTTCTGTTGCTCCTGTATTGTAGCACTGCTACTTATTGATGTCAAGATTCTTTGTCCGATTGGACTAACGATGACAGATATAATAGACAGAGCACCAAAAATAGACCACATCTTCTTTTCCATCGTTCTAAGACGGTCATCGACTTTTCTGATATCTCTCTCGCATCCTTTCTTGATCTCATCTGTCTTACGGGTTACTTCTCTATGAACACTATCCACTTTCTCAAACAATACAGCATCAATTCTATCCTGTTTATCCAACTTTTCGTTATGCACAGCAAGGAGTTGACCCATCTTTACAGAGTTTTCCTGTAAGGTTGAGACAACTTTTTCTAATCTTTCTAGTATAGCAGAGTTTACATCCATCTTTTTCTAGATCCAGTACCACCTTTGGCATACCTCTTTTGAGGCTTTTTCTTCATGGGTTTATCATATCCTGCAACAGGTCCTTTTGCATCAGCACTAGAACTAAAACCACCAGACTGTCCGACAGCGTTACCTGCCATCATTTCTTCACGAAAGTATCTGATTATCTTGTCTAGACGGTGATCCATTAGAGGTCATGTAATTGTTTGATTACAAAGTTATCATCCATAATTCTATTTAGTCCTGTGATAGGGTGTTCGGGCACTCTACCCAGATAAGTTAAAAAACTTTTAGTACAAGACCATAAATCTTTATCTAATTTGAAGAACAACAGGGGTATTCCTGCATCCCCAAAAACATTAAAAAGAACAATGAAGTGATTGAGGATAAGATGAGTCCTCAACTCTCCAGTGTTCCTGTACCTTTTAAGTAATCTTTTTATATACTTTATTCGCTTTAGATCATCATAAAAATCATCCTCGGTCACTGCCTGTGGATTTTCGTAATTTTTTATAGCAAATAATAGATAATTGTTGTCATTCAGTTCATCAAATTTCATTGATTTACATATTATTCATCAGTTGGATATGGTATATTGCCAGTTGAGATACCAGACATAGCGACTAGAGTTTCTTTCTTGACCCTCAATGTGCCATGACAATCTATATATGTCGTTACACCGACCCAACCCGAATGATCTATGTCATAAGAGGTTCCACCGTGATCTGCTATTGCAGTACCGTAGACTAATGAGTCTGCATCTGATCTTCCTTCCTGATAAACACTATCCAATACTGAACTCTTTGGAAGTTCACTGATATAATAAGAGGTTCCTGCTATACTTGTAGCACTTAAACCATCTGTAGTATCAATTGTTAATGAAGTATCACTTGCAACTGCAGTGATTACTGCGTCACCATAATATGTCCCGACACCGCCTCTAGAACCAACACGAATAACTTGTCCAACTGAAACATCAGTTGTAAAAGTAGTACCAGTACCAGTTACAGTAGTGCCACTTACAGCGACAGTACCGAATGTCGTAATATTATCATTTGAACCCCAGAGAGCCATGTCTTTTACCCAGTTACGATTTATCTAAAGGTATTTATATTATTATTAACCTAGTAGTGCTTTCTCTAGTGCTGCCACTAGTTCGTCATCTACTTTGTTGCCTGATTTAGCTGCTGCTTTCTTGAGTAATCCAATGACAAACTCTTTAAGTTTTGTCTCTAGATCTTCTGGGATCTTGTCTACCGCTTTGTTTATTACATTGATTGCGATAGGTAATAAAAATTTAGTCATAATTAATGAGATATTCTGTAATATATAGGCTCTTAATCGTACTTTTTCTTTCCCTTAACTATATAACCGCTACCTTTCTTATCATAGAACTTAATTTTCTTTTTTGCATCGTTTGCTCTTGCAGTAAAATCAGAGAATTTTTTTCTCTTTGCTGCTTGATGTTTTTCTTTTGCTTTCCTAATTAATTCATTTTTTAGGTCGGTTGTTTCTTTTGTAACACCTGCTTTTGACCTTTCTCTTTCTGCTATAGATTTAATCATTGCTTTTAAAATTGCCCTTTTTCCATAGGGGTTATACTTCCTCCCAAGAGGAACCTTCTTATCTACCTTTGCTGCAATTTCATTTATCATGTTCCAAGTCCACCATCAGTTCTTGCTTTTACATTAGCATAGTCTTGTGTGTTCTTGTAACCTGCTTTCTTTGCTGCTGCTTTAAATTCCTTTGCCCTTCTTATAGAATCTTTTGCTCTTTGTATTCTTGGGTTAGGTGCTTCCTTTTTCTTTTCACCTTTTACTTTCTTTCGTTGTCCCTCTGGTTTACCAGTTTCTTTACGAACTTTATTTCTTACAAAGTTAAGTGCAGTGTCACCACTACCACCTTTCTTTACAGGACTACCTTTGGGTTTATTCATTGAACCCGTTGCTTTACCCGTTTCTTTTCCATAGCGATTCAATTCAGATATGTCTCCAACGACAAGATCTGTAACCTCATATGCTTGCTCAGGTTGATCTGCTTTTACTAGATAAATTTTATCTTCTTCTTCAATCGTTAAAGTTTTTTTTTACTCTCTAACATTGGTAGTGTTGGTTCGTATGATGCACTCATACCACGGTCTGCCATAAACTTCTTAAATGCAGGAGAATTGATACCTCTCTTAGGATCTTTCATCCTGTTTTCTCTTGATCTCTGTCTGTATGGTTTATCAGATTCATCCTCTGGTTTATACTTCTCAGGATTCTGAGCAACTCTTCTGTTCTCAGTAACATCTTCTTCTTTAACACAGTTAGGAACTGACTTACCACCTTTCATCTTAGTTCCTTTTGCTGTGTATCCATCCCAACATGTAGATGCACCTACATTTTTTCTTGCTTGCTTAAGACTACCTTTCTTTTCTTCGATGGTTTCTTCTGCCATCTTACCTTTGTTACTTGCTGCTCTATTTTTTGCTTGCTGTGCTCTTACTTCGAGTTGTTTCTTGGTAGGTTTTCCTTCAACATAATACTTACCAGTACCAGACTCAGGAGTTGCCATACCTTCTTTTACACTAGAAGTATCCTGACCATCTGCCTTACCACCTTTCTTCTGCTGAATTTTATTATGGACTACACCACGATATTCTTTAGCACCACTTTCTATCTTACCATCACCATCATAATCTTTCTTTGCTTTCTTTTCAGATAGATATTTCTCATTGAATGATGCATAAATTCTACCAACAATTGTTTCCTTAAGATCAGGATTAATTGTAATAGTATTCTTTACACTCTTCTCTGTAATTTCTTTATTCTTTTCATCAGATGTAGTAGCGTTCTCACCCTTGTACATCTTAGTTGCTTTCTCTTTTAATTCTTGCTCTTCTACTAATTTCTTTTCTTCTTCAATTTTTGCTAGTCTATCTGCTTCCATTCTAGCTGCAAGACCATCTCTAAAAGTTTCTTCCTTCTCTACAATAGGTTCAACTTTCTCTCTGATGAATGCATTTGCCATGCTTTCATCAAATATTTCTTGCACTGATTTTTCAATAAAGTTGCTCATCTCTTATAGTCAGAACTATTTTCTTTTATTATTTATAAACGATCTAACCTTTTCCATAGGAGTTAGTTGTTGTACATACTCACGATAGGAGTCTGTACCCACTTCTCTCTTAGATGAAACTACTCCAGAAATAACTTTTGCCTCTGTTAAATCGTTGATCCAACTCTTAAACATGATGCCTTCATTGGTTACCGCAATCACATAGTTTGTACCTTTTCTAAGGATACGACCCATCAATCCTGTGTTAAGATTTTCTACTAATGATCCTATGTTAAATATATTTCCTGCAATAAATTGTTCTCTTAATCCTTTGAAATCAAACTTAGGTGCTATCCTCCATAGTTCTATACCTTCTTTGGTCATTGCTTTTTTACCAATAGACTTCTGAACTGTGTTGAATAATTCTTGTGCGACTGTTCCTTTTGCTGCTTTAGGTAATCCTTTTTTAAATGAATCAAAGTCACCATCTGCTGCTAGAGCTCGAAGTTTGGAAGCAGACATGCCCTCGACCCCCTCAGCATCTGGATCCCTGTCTCCTGCTGATATAACATTAATCGCATCAAAATTATAGAGTTGCCCGTTATACTTATTTGCGAGCCCTTCAAACTCTTTTTGTCTATCACTGCCAACAACGAGATTGATGGTCTGGTATCCTTGGACATCGGCATGGGTCAAAGCGTCAATAATTGTACGAATAGATTGATCATATACTATATTACTTGAGTGTGCAGGAAAAAGTTTTTTCATAAACAGAACTTTATCCTCTGCACCTATTGGATTCTTTTCGTTGTCCTGAGAATGTGATGGATATACTGTGTACGCACCACCTTCTGAGGTATCTTTGATTGTATCTAAGAGTTTTTCGTGCCCAGCTGTCGGTGGGTTAAAGCGACCAAAACCAAGAGTAAGCGTTCCTCTAGTTTTTTCCACTGGCTCTTGTTCCTCTGGAGAGGGCAAGTCTTGAGATGCTGAACCCGCTTGAGATGGCGGTGGAACTTCGGAAACCGCTTGTCTTGCGGCTGCACCTGGATTGAGAGGGTCTGACCCTGCGGATGGTTTTCTTCCACTGTTAAATACTAATTCACCTTCTACGGTTCGTCCGACAATACGACCGTTTGGATCAACCCATGAACCATGACCGTCACCTTTCAACCCAAGTTTCTTGGCTTGTTTGGCAGCGTTTGATACTGATTCGGATATGAAAGTCGCAAATGATTTCATTGACTATAAACTCTTCGAGTAGATCCCTTAATGGTATTTATATTAAATGAGCAGGTGATCCTAGGAACATCAGACATTTGTTTGTTAACTCTATGCTTTAAAAAGGATGGGAATATTAATATATCACCTTCTTTAACATCTGGTGATATGTATTGTCTAGAGAAAGGATGATGATTTAATGCGTTATCTCCTCTACAAATTTGAGAGGTAAATGTATATGTACAATTATATAATTGAAACAATGGATTTACTAAACATACTGCTTGATGTACAGTAGGATCAAACTTTATATAATGTATTCCAGAATAGAATGATGGTAGATGATCATGCTCTTCCTGATTCATACCCTTGACATAATAATTTAACCATGACTCATGCATCATAGCAGTTCCATTTACTAACCCTACATCTTTACCAAACTGCTCCATGATACCATCATAATGTTTGGTATATACATTTGCCAAACTATTATCAAAGTCACTTAGTACAGTACAGTCCCAACCACCAGGTGTTTCATTGATAGGAAACCCTTGACTTGATCTAAATTTTTCTTCTGCATCTCTCTTTAT